TATTACAAAAACTACTTTTATTTTTCAAATTTTATTATTTAAAAAATATTTAATATAGAATAATGATATATATTGAAAAAAAAATAGATTTAATGAGTCAATTTTTAAAATTTAGAATTGTTCCAAAAGTCCCAACTCTTATTAATAGAAATATTAATAGTAATATTAGAACAAATTATTATAATAATATTAATAATATAAATTATTTTACACAATATGAAACGAGAGATTCATTTGTGAATCATTTTTCGAATAAAAAAGATAATCTAAAATTTTGTAAACCAGACACATATATTATACCTGAGACTAATAAAACATTTTTAAATATTCCTAGGAATCATCAATATGAATCTCAAGATTTTTAGAATTCATTTTATCAAGATTCTTAGAACACATACAGAAATATAGTTGCTGTCCGCATCCAGTACAATAATTAACAGGAGTAAATTTATTTTCTTTTTCTTTTTCTTTTCCTTTTACAATTAATTCTTTATTTTTATTTTCATAGTTATTTTTTGATTGTTTTTCTACTTTCTTTTGAAGATAATATGACCATGCAATATCCATTATTTATACTTTTAAAATACTTACTACTTCTGGTTTATTATCTTTATTTTCTTTATTTTCTTTATTATCTATATCTATATCTGTATCTTTTAATATTTTAATTTGTTCTTGTGTTTCGTTAGATGGTTTATATTCTGTAATCAAAGTACTTTCAAATTTTTCAAATTCTGAAACTACAAACATTGTATTTACTATATTTTCAACTTTTTCATGAGTATCTAATTTTGTTTTAATATGTTCTTTGAATTCTTTTAATAACATTATATTTGTTTTTAATTCACTAGTTTTTGTTTTTAAAATATAAATATTCCTTGCCTTTTCTGTTTTCTTTCTACAATATGTAATATCACTCATTGTTCTTGTATCAGATAGTTCTGTATCTTTGAGTTCATCAATCTTATCTTCATATAATTTCAAAAGGTTTTCTAAATATATATATTCATCAAATATTTCTCTTAATACTTTTATCTGGAAAAAGCAGAAAAGATAAATACTTGTGATTTCTTTTTTTTTATCTAACATTATTTTATGATCTTCAAATAATAACCTCGGTTCTAATATTTCTTTCAAATACACAGCAAAATGTATATGAATATCACAATCTAATACATCGTATGATGGATCCCATATTTGTTGTTCATAAATTTGTCGCAAATTATCAATCCACCTCATTTTAATAAATTTTATTTTTAATTAAATTAAATTAAATTAAATTAAATTAAATTAAATTAAATAAAAAAAAATAATTCAAATTTTTAAATATAATTTTTAATTACTACCACTACTATCAATTAAGTATTCTTCAATTATAACTATTTGATTTTCAACATTATTAAAACGTATTGTTGTTATTAATAACGATATAAACCAAATAAATAACCAAAATACACAACACCATCCTATACATAATTTACATTTCTTACATATTCTATCTGCTTCAGCATCATTTCTTATTTTACTATCACGTTGCATTTCTTCCAGTGTTTTCATAGGATAGATAAGAGGTGGATTATTCATTTTTTTTATTATATTTAAAATTTGATAAATTTAAAAAATATCTTTTATCAAATTTACATAAATATTAAAAAAAAGATGGATAATGAAAAAAAATATGGATGGTATTCACAATTAGCAGTTGATGATAAAAAACCTCTTTATATGTATCTAGACCCGAATTATAAAATAGTATATGCTACAAGTGTGAATAATTCTTCAGAAAAAAATCCATATACTGAAGATAGTGTTTATCATGATGGTTCTAAATGTTTAGGAATAGTAACTAAATTTATTAAAGTAATTACAAATGAAAATATAGTTAACTCTTAGCAGGTGTATGCTATGAGTTTATCTACAAGCATGTTAAGTTTCTTATTTGATAGATTAGGATTATAGTAGAATGCATCATGGATCAGTTGACGCTTCATTACATTCTTAGGATGCATAAATTTCCACATCTTCCCATTATCACAATAGTATTCATTAAATTCTTGTTTTGAATATAAACAACCATCAAAGTAATCAATCCTTAGTTCAGGAATTGTATCATTATAATCCAAAAGTGTGTTTTCAAATGGTTCAGGTTTATCTTCCACCCATGTATCAAATAGTGGAGGTGCAACCTTCGGTGTTTCTTGAGCAACCTTCGGTGTTTCTTGTGCCACCTTTGGTGTTTCTTGTGCCACCTTCGGTGTTTCAGGGACCTCACCTTCTTCTAGTTCCGTATCAACACTTCCTTCACTTGAATTATCTTCATATTCCAGAAGACTTTTAAGGATCGGAGGAGTTTTCATCATTTGTTCATCATTTTCATCATAATATCCACAACCATAATCATCATCAAAGTCCTTATTTGGACAATAAGAACTATCCGATGAACTATCTGATGATGTTGATGAGGATGTTTCGGATAGATTGTCTACTTTTTCCCAATTTTCAACATCCTTCCATGTTTCTGGAGAACTTGCATAAAATCCTTCCATTTTGATAAACTTTTTTCTTTCTTATTACTTCTTTTTATTCTTTTTATTTTTTTTTTATTCTTTTCTTTTTTTTTTATTCTTTTTGATATTATTTTATTGTAAAAAAGTTTTAAATAATATTTCAAATTTTTAAAAATCAAATGATCCATCTTCACTACCCTTAAGTGAATTTTTTCCCATGATATACCCACAATAAAACCCTAAACCATAAAACATGGCATATGATGTTATTAAACAGACCCCATACATACATTTCTTTTTTTTATTATTCTTATTATCTTCACGATTATCGTGTAATTTAATTAAAGGTTCATTATCTGCGAAACTAACAGTTGCTCTTGACATTTATTTTATTTTATTATTTAAAAAATTTTTAAATATTATTTATAATAAAAAAAATGAATTCTTATTCAATTGAAGAAATTTCTATCCATAATACTGAAAATGATATCTGGATTGTTATTAACGAAATTGTTTATGATGTAACTGATTTCTTAGATCAACATCCTGGAGGTAAATCTATGCTATTGACTGTTGCTGGAACAGATGCTACAGATTATTTTGAAGCATTACATCAACCTAAGATTTTAGAAGAATATGGTGCAGAATATAAAATAGGTATTTTAGGTTAACTTTTTAATGCAGAATATTTAATTTTTTGTTTCTTTTGTTTTTCTTTAATTCTTTTTCTTTCTTTTCTTTCTTTTCTTTCTCTTTTTCTTCATACATCTGAACTTGAGAAGTCATTCTGATAGAATTAAGATTTCGCTGAGCCAGTGCAAAAGAAAGCATTTTTCATATAATTGTATTACTATAATGCTATAATAATATTTTAAATTCAAATTTTATAAATTTTTAAGAAACAATTACATCATCATATTTATTATTTATTTCAATTATACGGATATATCCGATATTATTAGCACACATAAATTTATCTCCCATGTTTGTTCTGAATGCCGATGTACATCCTTTTTCGATATTTCCCATAAATTTACCATGTTGACGAATATCTAATGTTGGATCATAAATATCAATATGATTCGGAACCCAATATAATTTAATTAAATCATCTGTACTGTTTGTGACTCTTAACCGAGATGATAATGTTGATGGTGTTTTGTTCGGAATATTATCAACCCTTTTGATTAAAGATTCAGAAATAGTGAATGTTCTCTGTGCTTTGGTTAGTGAAGGATCATATGATCCATCAAGAACAATACGGTATTGGTTTCCTATATTTCCTGAAGTAAAACGATTACTATCAATCACCGCTTTTTTCTGGTATAAAGATTCTTTGTCTCCTGTAGTAGGTGATCTAAAAAGACGCTTTGTAATTATTTCAACTTGTGTTCCTATTTTCAGTTCGGGAATATTAGATTGTTGTGTATTAGATTGACCCGTTGCCCCCCCGGTTAAATAACGACTATTAGTCACAATTGGATTCAGATTAAATTTCATTATTCCTAAAATATTATAACATCCATTCTTCTTTTTTACAAATTGTTTGGGATTTACTAATTTATCAACCGATGTATCATATGTTTTACCTATTGATGATCCAGGAATTTTTGGATGGAGATCTGTATTCATTCTACCTATCATCGTATCCCCTACATGAACTAGACATATAAATACATATTTTTCATCATTTCCTCTTTCCGAATAATACAATGCCTTATCAATACAATTAGTGAAATATATTCCGCGACCATGTTTATATCCATGAGTTGCACTAACAGTTAATGAAAAATCATCATTTAATATACCTTGAATATTACATTTATCTGTTCCATGAAACAATATCATTTCACCATGTTCCCCTAAATCACCATACTTTTTATAAAATTTATGCTTAAATAAACGATATGTATAATCACTTTCATGATCATCATGTATATCAAACACAACAGAATTTTCCGAATTATTTAGTTTAATATGCGTTTCAATGTCAGATACTACTTTATCAATATCTTCTCTAGGAGGTCTTGCTCTAAACATACGATTGATATATTCATCTTGATCTTGAAACATATTTTCCAAACTATTACTTACATTCGACACAGATGCTTCTAATTGTTGATTTACTGGTGGACCTTTTGATAAGATAAAATCAACTAATTCTTCTTTTTTCTTACATTTACTATAACCTTTGTATAATTGTTTGTTATCTTGACAAAGTTTTATTAGTTCATCCTTTTTTTTAGAACTTATTGATTTTTTGTCCATTTTTATTTAAAATTGAAAACTTTATTATAAATAGTTTAATTTATTCAAATTTTTTAAAGATGAATATATATAAAAGAAATTTAAAAAAAGATGAAGAAATATATCTTTTATTATTAAAATTTATTTCAGAACCAAATATTTGTAAATATATTATTGAAGAAAAGAATATTTTAGAAAAAAAAGAAACATTAGAATATCATTATGAAAGATGGAAAAATATATCATGTATTCATTATGAATTACATAAAAATCATATAGGGAAATTTTCATATGTTTTAGATAGTAAAAAATATATTATAAAACCTGATTATGATTTATCTTTTTATAAAATAACAGGTATTTCATATCAAATAATAGAATTAATACATGAATTAATCAAAATAAAAAGTGAATTTTATCAATGGTTTAAAGAGTTAAATAATTTTAAAGAGTACCGTGAGTGGTTAGAACATGATGATAATTTATATACAATTTTAGCAGATAAAATAACACAAAAAATGAAAGAATAATAATAAAATGATAATAATAATTAACTAAAATATAATGATTCACTATGTTTAACTGATTTATAGTTTGCAAGATCTCCTCTTAAAAGAGCATCTGCTCTCCTATCACATTCTCTACCCAACCAATATTGAGAAGTTGAATTCCAAATTCTTGCTTCTTTTCTAAGTTGATGATAAATAATAGCATATTCAGGATTTAATTCGATAAAAGATAATTCCCTTTTTAATGATTTCCCACTATTACGTCCCATAATTATTTTATTATTTAATATAACAATAATTTTAAATATTTTAAAAAGAATATTCTTGCGTTGATCTAGAAGATTTTGACCTTCTAGAAGATCTAGATTTTTTTGAACTTCTTAACTTTCTTCTGTTTGATGTTAGATAATCAGATGATAATGCATTTTGATAACTTTCAATTAAACTTTCAACATTCATCGCTTCAAATGGATCAGTCTCAGTAAAATTCTGTATAACTATTTTATCTTGAATATCTATTAAACTTTCATATTTTTCAGGATAAACATTTTTTAAATAATTATATTGTTCATATTTCATATATACTGAATCTTGAAACATAAATTGATTTATTGATGCATCTCCAAAAACAATATCTTCAATTTCATTAATCATTATATTAAAAGATTCACCTTGAGATGTATTATGATTTAAAACAAAATCAAAACGATTTAAATCTAAATTTAATAAACTATTTATTTCTTTTGACATTATTGATATCTTTTCCATAACTAATTTTAAAAAGTTTTCTTTATCTGATAAAGAATTATCCCAATATTTTCTAAGAGACGCACTACCTAAAATTGATTTTTTAAATAATTCTAATGTTTTTTCATAAATAAAAAATCCTTCAGGATCATCTTTATCTTTAATACTTGATTTTAAAAATAAAGGTTTAATACTTGCCATTCCATCGACTGTTAAATCTGAAGAATAACTCATAGCAATTGCATCCCCGTTGGATATAAAAGTTCTAAATTCTCCGACAGTTGGGATATATGGATTGTATCTGTCTATTATTATCCCCTGAGTAAATCCTAAACAACTAAAATTAAATGGCTTTTCATTGTATCTTACTCCCATATTTTTTAAATAAACTGCCAACCAAAATAAATAATTATTTTTTTCTTGATCATATGTTACATTATCAGGATATAATACACAATCACTTGATCCGGCATAAGGTAATTTCAATACACATCTTTTATTCTTAAATGCTGATTTTTTATCTTTCATTAATTTTAAAGGATAATTATTACATTCTGTTGTTTTTAATCTATCAAAATATCTAATTAACTCATCATAATCTTTTTTTTTTGTAAAATCTATCCATTCACCATCACTATTAATTGGAAATATAATTTGTGAATCTTGACTAATAAATCCTTTTTCTTGTAATATTTTTAGATATTGAACTTTAGAATTTATTAAATGATGATGATCTCTTCTAGGTAATATTAATTCATTATTATTTTCTTTTAAAAATTTTTTGGTTTGTAAGTATAATTCCCTATCTAATATTTTTAAACATTTGTTAAAATATTTAAATGTTATTTGTAAACATTCTTGAAGTGAAAATTTATTCCTAAAATATAATACTTTATCCCCTACAGCACAAAAAGGAGCTCTGTATGTGTCTTTTACATCACTTAACATCTTTATTATAAAAAATCCTTCATCCGAATCATCTTCGCCACTACTATGATATTCTAATTGAAGTTTATCTTTTATTTCTTCCTCAAATATATTTGTTTGATCTTTTAAAAATTTATCCATAAGTGTTATATAATATAACACAACATAAAAAAAACTATTCTAATCTTTTTTTTTATGATATTTTAAATTTTTTTAAATTTTTTTATTCTTTATTTTATATTGGTATAGTTGTTCAACTAACTGGTTCTGCCATGATTACATCTGGCGACATGTTGAGGAGTCTTAGCATCCTTTCTTCAAGATCATCAATCCTCTTTTCAACAGGGACGATCCCCGCCATAC